AAACTAATACGTGAACTTATATTGGGGGTCACTTAATGGAACAACACAAAATCAAGCAACTCACCACACTGTTTAGAAAAAAAGGTTATAACCCTGTTTACGGAACTATCTATGACCAACAACAAAAATGGTTATCATGGTATCGTGGCGAGGTCAATGACTTTCACTTTTATGATATTAAGACAGTCAATGGGTTAAAAGTCGGTAAACGCAAGATGTCCCTCAACATGGCTAAAAAGGTGGCGGAGGATTGGCAAAGTCTATTATTTAACGAACGAGTCAAGTTAACCGCCAGTGATGAACGAGCGCAAGAAGTATTAGATAACATTATGCGGATGAACCAATTTACAGAGGAAATGAGCAACTTTATCGAACTGTCCTTTGTATTCGGCACAGGTGCGATCGTTGAGTATTTAGAAAACAGCGAAGTCAAATTAGACTTTATATACGGCGACAACATCATCCCTTTATCACACCGCAATAAACACATTACACAAATTGCCACCGTTCAAGAGTTCCAACAAGACGGACACTATTACACTCATGTGACCTTTCATTTATTAGATGACGGCATTTACCGAGTCGAGCATGAACTATACAAGAGCAAGCAACGCACGTATTTAGGAAACCCTGTGGGACTTAATGTGGTATTTAACGAGCATGAGTTATCACACTTGGTTGAGGGCTACTTTATCGAGTATGAAACACCGACTCCGTTTTTCCAAGTGTTCAAGCCTGCGGTGGTTAACAACTACGAAGTCAACTCTCCAATGGGAATTAGTCCATTTGGCAATAGTATCAGTTTATTAGAAGCGATTGATGAGGAGTTTAACGGACTTTACACGGAAGTTAAGTTATCTCGTAAACGGCTACTGGTAAACAGCGAAGCCACCAAGACGCAAGTGGTTAAAGATAAAGACGGAGAAGGCAACATCAACATACGGACGGTGAGTTATTTTGACACTGACGAGGAGATATTTCAATCCATCCCAATGGATGAGTCCATACCATTCAAAGAGTTCGCACCAATCTATAACAGCCAACCATACATTGAAGGGCTTAATCACAAGTTAAACCTATTAAGTCAAAAGGTGGGGTTAGGTAGTGGGTATTACCGCATGGATGGTGGGGGAGCAATGACAGCCACCGAAGTTGTTAGTAAAAACAGCGATACATGGCGGAACCGTAATAAGCACGTTAAAGTATTAAAAGAAACACTGAAAGATATGATGAGAGGGATTTTGTATCTCGATCAATCGGTCGGTGGGTATACAGGAAACATTGAGGACATTGATTTTGACGTTTACTTTGATGATAGTGTCATTGTGGATGACGATAAACGTTTAGCAGACTTAAAAGAGGATGTCGTAGACGGACTTGTTCCTAAATGGCGGTATATCGCACAGAAATATCAAATCAGTGAGGATGAAGCCAAAGCGTGGGCGGATGAAGCAAACCAAGAGGACATGACAGTCAGCCAAAGTTTCTTGGACGGATTAGATGACACCGAAACAGAAGCGTGATTTAATCGAGCAACTGTCACTCGCCTTTGAGGAAGTCGTGACCAAGAGTGAACGGCGGAAGTATGTATCGTATATGCGCAGTATCAACGAAGCCGTTGTAAACGAACTACCACAAACACGCCAAGACGTTATGTCAATCATTAAACGGTTTACGATACGACCCACGACCAGTGTTAAGATGTTTACGTTGTTAGCAGGTGTTAGCAATGTCATTATGAGTCGACCGACAGGCGCAAGACAACGACAAATCTTAAAGCCCATCCAAGACTTGGTTAAAAAGTATAGTGTTAAATCCCCCAAACGGTTCGCTACGGCAATGTTATCACTGACGACAGGGCGAAACTTAAACGATAGACAAAAACGGTTTAGACCGCTGTTATTGAGTTATTACGATGGGTTTACTGAAAACATTGAAACGTTAGAACAACAAGAGCAAAGATTTAGACAACGCACCGAGATAGAACGAGTGAGTCAAGTGTTTGAGGATTTAGAGAAGTTAAGAGAAGCACGCATACCGATTACGCAAATCAAAAACGAACTATTAGCGAAGTATAACGATCCGAAACGAGTGACGAGAGCATTAGACACCGAACTGCATGAACAAGCCGAACGAGTGAAGTTAGAACAAAGCAAGTTCATGGGGTATAATAAAAAGCGGTGGAACACACAAGGTGATGAGCGTGTGAGGAAAACACGATTTCACAACGGAGTCGCAGGCAAGGCAGTTCCCATTGACAGTGAGTGGAGGGTAGGACGAGTTAGAGCCGACTATCCGGGTGACACACAACTCCCTGTGGGTGAACGGATTTATTGCCGATGTTATGTGACGTATGAAAATTAAGGTTGCCTGTCCTTAAAACAGGGAAAAGATTGGTTGCACGTCATCCATTAAAACGTGGTAGGGTCGTCCTGACCTTAAAGAAGGAGTAAGCATGAAAAACATTAAGAGTCTTATCGAGCAGCATACGAATGATGAAGGCGTTATTGATTACGATAGCGTTGAAACCGCCGTCAATGACGAAGTGAACAACATTGTCGCAAAAAATAAGCCAGATACCGACAAGTTAAAACAAGACTTGCATGGTGAAGTCGCCAAAGAAATTATTGGTGGGCTGGGTATTGAAGGGCAAAGCGTTGACGATCTCAAATTGTGGGCGAAAAAGATGGCAGGCAATACCGATGAGTTTAAGGAAACCAACATCAAGTTAGAACAAGAGTTAGACGCACTTAAAAAGCAGTATGAGGAAGTTGAAACCGCCAAGAACCAAATCGAGCAAGAATACACCACGACTCAACAACTGCAAAAAATTAAGCAGTTAGGCGTTAAGGACGATGAAACCGCCGAGTTTGTGAAGTTCAAGTTAGATAAAATGGTGGGCGATGAGAAAGACTTTGACACTGCGCTTGATGAGTTTAGAAATGAAAGCCCATCGTATTTCCGCCAAAAAGAAGTGACGACCTTCCGTAGAGTTCAAAACCCTGACTCAAACGTAAGCAACGAAAAAGACGCTGATGTTCTCGCAGCATTCGAAGCAAAACACAATAAAAATTAAAAGGAGAATTAAATTATGGCGCAAGACGCAAGACAAGTAATTGGGTATTCCCAAATTAGTGAACAAGTATTAGGACAAGCGAGCATTATTCGCACCGTCGCAAACACAGAAGTAGAAGGAACTGTTGGATTTGAAACAGTTAAAGTTTATGTCAATGATCTCGCAGAAATTGATGACTACGTTCCAGGCACCATCAACGAACTGTTAGACGGTTATACCGTTGAAACCGCACCTGCTGATTTAGTCGCAAGCCGTTTAGAGGCTGCACTTGTCAAACTGGGTGAACAAATGGACACTGACGCATTCTTACAAATGGTCACAGACGGAAACAAAGTAGTTACACAAAGCGGTTCTAAACCAACCGCAGCAACCATTTATGAGGACATTTTAGACCTTAAATTAGCATTAGACGAAGCAAAAGCACCACGCACAGGACGTTTCTTGGTTGTTAGCCCTGAAATGGAAAACCTATTATTAGACACTGACAGTAAGATTATTCTTAACACTGCTCGTGGTGATGAAATCATCGCCGAAGGGTTTGTCGGTCGTTTATTAGGGTTTGACGTGTTTTCAACTGTTTTACTTCCTGATTATACGAACATGATTGCTGGACAAAGACGTGGATTTGCCTTCAAAGAAGGTTGGAAAATCCCACCACGTAGACAAAACCTTGATGGTAGTGGTCAATACATTGGCGACTCCGCAGCAATACATTGGCGACTCCGCAGTTCAAGGACGTATCGCCTACGTATACGGTGCAGTAAGACCGACCCTTATTCAAGTTCACAACGGCGAAAATTAACAAATAAATAGTGTGTAAGCCCTGCTATTTTAATGGGGCTTACTTCTATTGTTAAAGATAAAAAAGGAGCATACAATGGTATTTAACGCTAAAACACAAGAGTTATTTATAACGATAGACGATGTGCTTAATGAAACATCATTGTCAAGCAAAGACGTTCAAGATAAATTAGGTGAGCAATTTGAGCGTGTCATTGAACGTGAGTTAAGCCGTGATGTATATCGCTATTTACATGGGGTATATCGTGGGTTTGACAACAAAGAGCATACACGCATTTTAAACGCTCTTATCTTTAACAATGGAAACTACCAAGAAGGATTAAAGTGGGCGATGATCGAACACGTTAAAGGCGCTGTGTATTCAGGGCTTGACCTTAACAAGTATTCCGCAGAGTCTATGAAGGCGTTGCCTGATACGGTGATGTGGGAACTTAAAAACGGTGGACTCATGGATTTAACAGGCAATTTAGAGATTGACCCTGAACTGTTAAACGAGATTGAACTTTTATACCCAGACATTGATACGGTGTTAGATGTATGAGAAACCGACAATCCGAAGCCAACCAAATGGTCAAAGCCTATTTAGTCCGAGCCAATCAAGAGTGGGCGTTTTGGTGTAAAGACAGTTATGTCAAAAACATCAGCACAACGATTGGGCAACCCTATAACGACGGACAACGCACATTAGTGACGGAAAGCAATTTAGAGTTTCGTATCAACGATCGTGTGCGTATTCAAGGCGATGACTTACTGATAAACGATATTCAATACGAGATGAAAACAAACAAAAACGCTTTACGAGGTGCGCCGTCTTACATTAAGACATTGGTGGTGAACTAATGGGCTTTAATATCGTCAACGACACCATTTCATTAGGCGAACTGCGCACGATAGTAGACGCTAACAAACCATTCGACACAGGGTTCTTGTTTATGTATGGGAACAGATATAACGAAACCGAGAACTATATCGTAGCCATTTACGACCTTAACACCGTGCCTTATATTCAGTTTTTAGAGGAAGGCACTGCGATTAGCACGAAACATCAAGGCTTTATTAGTGTGGACACCGTAGGGCAAATCAATAACAACATTCAAGGGTTAGACGTATTAGAAAGTAAAAATGTAGACCGCTCGTCCATGATTAGTCAAGGTGTATTAGAACACACTAAAAACTACGGTGAAGCAGGCGGACGGTATGACAAAATACTTGGCATAACATAGGTGATTATATGACGAGTCAACGCAAGCGATTATTTAATTGGTTTACCGATACACTTAATCAAAACACGCAAGGTGTTAATTTTAGTGGGAACTTTGTTTTTAAGTTTTACGGACAACAACAAGGCGTGCATGACTTTGAGATTATTAGCACGAACGAGGACAGTTTAGACTTTGAGTCTACTGAAACCGTCCCTGTGGTTAACATTAGTTCCATTGAAATCCCATACGTAGAGAAAAATAACCGCAGTGACTTTGAGCAAGAGTATTATGTCGCATTAAAAATTGAAAACCGCATTGATGAAACAACCAACCAAATGGTGTTAGAGTTTGACGACACCGACCCTAAATATCAAGCATTGTTAGAAACGATTGGCACGATTAGAAACCAACTGTCATTTACGTATGATGGTTTTAAGTTTACAGTCAAAGCCAAAGAGCCACAAGTCGTGCAAGCATTCAAATATAACGGAAACTATTACACGCTATTTGCGATTACCTTAAACATGAGTGCGATTAGTGATGGCTTTTACGGTAATGAAATGACCTTCCGTTTGTCGGAAAACTTATCAGCATTCACCAATGACGATATATTAGACGTGGTCGAGGCAAGCATTATTGTGGGGAAAGAGACGTTTCAACGCAATAACATTACATTGCAACCCACCGATCAACTGACCGAAGTAGCGTCACGCACGTTTCAAGCACAGTTAACGGTCAATTATCGTGGTGAGGACTTTGACCCTGATGAGATACTGTTCCAAGAACTACTTGCCGAGAACACCAGCCTTATCAATAAGATATATCGGTTTGGTGGCGTGCAAGGCAATAACACATTTACACACAACGTTGTCATTACGTCCGTTAACGCAAGTTTTAGAAATAACAGCGTGGAAACGATTACTTTTCAAGTAGAAAGGGCGGAATAGTATGGCGAGTTTAGATGTTTTCGTTCACAAAAAAGGACGTGACGGTGTATCGGCGCTTAACCCTGAAACACCAGCCAATGAGTCCGCTGTTAGTCCACGCATGGACTTAAAGAATACGGTGCTGTTAGGGTATGGCGTAACATTAGCCAAAAGAACGTTTTCAACAGTCACCCAAGAGATTAGAGCAGGTGGCAACGAGGAAACAGCCACTGCCTTATCAAACATCGGTAAAGGCGCAAGTATGTTAGTGTTAGCCTACGCCACAGGTGGACTTTCTTTAATTGGGAACGCCATTGACGGTGCTGCAACTGCGATAACAAATTACCGACAAGTGCAACGTGAAAATAGAGAACGAGATTATAACCGAGAGTTGCAAGGCACACGTAGAGAGTTCAACACAGGGGGTGGAGTCTTTGATTGAAATTACAATAGAAGGCGCAACATTTACAGCCGACAAACAATTCACCCTTGAACGCAACTTATTAGAGGAACGAGATTTTGGCACCATCACGATTAAGTTAAACCGTGAGGAACGCTTTGAAACATACGATCGTGTCGATATAGATATTGACGGAAACGTTGAGCAATACCTTGTGCAGTCAGACTCCGTGACACAATTACGCAATAACGTGTATGAACACCAAATTACCCTGATTGAGAACGTTGCACGATTTGATGTGTTTTACCCTGCTGACCGCAGTTTCACTCGTGTGCCTTCTCAAACACTCGGCGACATATTAAACGTCTATAAGAGGGAATTAGAGGCATATCACGGCATTACTATCGACTTTGACGACCAACAAGCATGGACACAAGTCTTAATGCCTGAAAAAGAGTTTATTGGTGTCAATTTTAGTGTGATTATTACAGACTTATTCAGGCGGATTAACGCACACCCCAAAGTGGAACGCAACGATGACATATGGGAGATTTACCCTCTTTACTATTCGACACGCAATAACCCTATCAATGATGTCAGTGAGTCTGTCATATCTCGTATGCAGTCCAAAGACTACGCAATTAAAGTCAAAGCCCAAGTTAAAAATGGGATTTACGAACGCTACGAGGAAGTATGGTTTCCGTCCAAAGACGGTTCAGTTTTACCCAAGTCAAGCAGTCCACAAGTTATTGACTCAAACTTACGCTATGAACTTGATAGTCCAATCATTCAAATCATTAAAGCGGTTGTTCCAAATATTGAAATTACATTGCAAAAAATAGACTCGGCAGCAACCACTACGTTTTTATTATCAGGCGACGGCAACTTTCTTGCCGCAGATGATGCTGTTGATGTAGATGAAAGCAGTGTTTTTACTGATGACATAGACATTACTGATTTCATAGTGACTAAACAAGAGTGGGACACATTGCCTACCATTCAAGATATTACGGCAGAACAAACCTTTAAGACTGATAACAACCGTAATTATGCGTATTATCAAATCGGATCTCGGTATATTGAAAACTTGTTTGCCTCAAATACACACAACGTGTTTTTATTTTTTGAAGGCAATACATCGTATTTAATCAATGCCATATATCGTAAATTATATTTAGATTATGTAGAAAACGGCGAATGGGACGTCGCAAAAATTAGTTCAAATATAAGAGTTCGTGATATTCCTATTCGAGTGCAATACTTACGGCAACGTGATTTAGACATCGTCCACCAACGTCAATTTATAGGCGCAATGAACGATAGCACGTTCTTACACTCACAACGTGACTCATACACGGAAATATCACGGTATAAAAACAATCTAAAAGGCATGGTGAACCGATTAGGCAACCAATCTTTTGACAAAAGCAAAACCTTCGCCCTTGATGAAACACCGTATCAAATTGGTGACTTTGACAATGAAGGCAATGTCGTTGTAAGAGTCAAGAACACATTTACCAACGGCTATATCATTTGTGAATACACATTAGCGCAAAACTTTGCGAACATTGACGGTGGACAAATTACGGCACAACCCAGTCCATTTTCAATTATTCGTAAACGAGCGACAACTAACATCGTTGTTAATGATTACTGCGAGATAAGCGAAACTAACAAAACTGACACATCGCGTTTAACCAATAACGCACGCAAATCCGTGACAAGTTTATTTGTGGAAAACCGTGCTGACGCTAAACCCATTCACTTTGGACTATTTTTACCACAATTAGGTGTCGGACGGCGTGAGGAAACTAACGGTATCATTATGCCTGTGTTTAGTGGAGGCGGTGGAAACACGATGTCGTTCCATGTCAAGTTTGATGACGTGCAAATTGCAGGCAATCAATTTACTAAAAACTTTGCTAAACCGATTGCTTACACATACATAAAAAGTGATAACGTTGGAGAGCCTGGCACTGTGTTTGACTATACGTTGTTTTACACAGAGGAAGTCGATGTCATTGATAGTGGTTCATACCCACTTAATAATAATTATCGAGCATTTGAATTAAAAGCATTAACCGATCCAGACGTTTTTGAACCTATCAATTTAGATATAAACGCAGCCTTTGCACAAACCTATCACGTTCACTTTGTCACTGATGACGACCAAATCATTATTGGAAACGCAATGGCAAAGTATAACCCCTTGCATTACCGTGAATTAGACGAGTTGCCTGCGTTAAATATGATTACAAGCAATAAACCCTTTACGATTTACGATGACAATAAACGAGAAAACGACACCGACACGAGTGCCATTACTTGGAGCGTTAATACCGTTGCAAACACGATTACCTTTAATTCGGCTGTAAATGCCTCGTATTGGGCTTTATGTATTGGCAATGAAATAATACTCGCAAGCAATAAAAGTATCGCACAGAGCGAGTCACGCACCTTTTACCTTAATTTTTTAGAGAATGTCGGTCGCACATTATCAAACACCTTAAAACCACCCCTGATTACCGATGAAACGATCACTGACACATCACTGGCGATTGAATTAACCAACGTAAACGATGAAGCCGTAGACTTTACAGCCGAATTACGCTTTGGTTCAACAGGAACAGGGCCTTTAATAGAGCAATTCTCACAAAATAATGTCACAGCAAACGATGATGTCACATTTACATTTACAGGGCTTGACTATTCACAAAATTACACCCTTAAAGCCCAAGCACTTGCACAATCAGGTAGCACCAAAGTTGATAGTGTCGAAACACAATACTTATTAGAAACCGAAATAAAACCTGTGTTGCCACCGATTGTCAATATCATTGGACGGACGGAAACATCTGCCGAGTTTGAGTTTAGCAATCCTAATAACTTTGAAGTCGATGTTAGAGCGTATGTTAATGACGAATTACTGACACAATTTACCGAGCGTGACTTTAACTTAACATTAGACGCTAACGCACAAACTGTAAGAGCGAGCATTGACGCATTAGAAAAAGAAGGGTATTACGAGATAGAGTTTGACTCTATATATAATAACGATTTTCCGTTTGTATCAAGTGAAAAAATTAACCCATTTATTCTTGAACCTGCACAACCTGACTTACCGATTGTTGAGTTAGTCGATGATAGTGACACCACAACCTCACAATTCAAAATGCGCTACGCCCTTGCAAGCGACGCACCGTATTCAGTCAGAGCCTATGTATCAGTTAATAACGGCGACTTTGAATTACTTGGGACGATTGACGCAGGGTCGAACATTACACAAATATACACCGAGCAAAGTGATGACATTGGACAACTACCACCTGCAAGCACTGTGCCAATAGCGGTTTACTACGAATACACAGCAATAGGCACACCCAGCGAGATACAAGATAGAGTCAGTGGACACACTCGCCCTGACCGTCCGACATTTACCATGTTAGATATTGCCCCATACGCTGCGACCATTCGAGTGTTTAACCCTGAAACGAACAACGCAGACTTTTCACGCTTAATTATAAGCAGTCTAAATATATCAGCCAACGTGCCTGTGGGGTCATTTTATGAGTTAGTGTTAGACGACTTAAACGATGATACAACGTTTAACTATAATGCGATTATGCGATTTGCAGGATTAGATAGTTCGGTTCGAACGATTACATTTAGCACACCAAGCGGACAGTTGTTTGACCCTGTCATTACCGTTGACTCCGCAAGTGAGGACAGTATCACACCGTTATTAACTAACAATAGCGGACGGACAGTCATTGCCGAAGGTCGATTTAGTCAGTCAAGTGATTTACGAACGATCGGAACGGTATTTGGCGATAGTTCCATTGCAGGGTTTACATTTAGTGACTCACAACTGCAACCCAATAGAGGTTTGACCTACTTTGCACGGTTTACTGACCCTGATTACCCAACCGTTCAAACGGATGTTGAAAGCGCCACATTATACACCGCACCGATTAGACCTGTCATAAGCAACTATGATTTTGTCACAGCAGGGGATGATGTCGTGGAAGTTAGTTTTGATTTAACCAATGAAAATAATGAGTTTGGCCCTCAAATTGACGCAAGCATTGACATTATAAACACAGCCAACACACAAGTCATAGCAGGAACCACCGTCACTGACATCGACCCTGACTCAACAGAAAACTATGAGTTTAATCTTCAATCAGATGACTTGCCATCAGGAGTCCCAGTTGAAATAAGAGTCACGTTTGAAAACCCAACAAGCGACTCGGAAACTATATTTAGAGGTCAAACCTAATAAAAAGGAGTAAGATATGAGAAATCTTAACACGGTTATATTCAATTCGGACTTAACCGTCAAGCAACAAACCGAAAAACCCATCCAAGCGTTTAGTTCATATCAAAATATCGTGCGAGCGATCGTCCCATTCGGCACCGAGTATATTCCATTTGCGATATTCCATGCTACAAACGACGCTGACGATGTGAGCGTGCCTGCACAATTTATCTTAATGGTGCAAAACGGCACAACCACCGTTGATGGCGAGCAATACTTTGTCTATGAGCAAAAGGTGCCAGAAGCCATCGTGTCAAGTTTTAGAGCCACCAAAGTCGAGTTCGTGTTATCACTATGGGGGAAAGAAACCAACTTTATCGGTGTGCAACGCTATGACGAAACCGTTGGTGGGTATAACGATACCACCTATATCGCAGCCGAACTGTTAAATGATTTCCCTAATGCTGACGAGGATGACTACGTGCGTGTGTTTAACACCGAAACCGATTGGGAGTTTGACGGCACAGCGTGGACGGACACAGACGATACATTTGAGTCGATATTAGAGGACTACCGCAGTGAAGTGGTAGACTTTGCGTTGTATCGTGGTAAAACCACAGGGCAACCCACGCACAAACCAAGCAACACCGAAGCCATTATTGACGCTATCAACTTAAAGGTTGATAAATCAGGCGACACCATGACAGGCGCACTGCAATTTGCAAACGCCAATGCGACACGCTTGATTTTAGGGAATAACAACATTACGACTGACGGCGAGATTAACGCCACCACATTTGACAACGGCGATCAAACAAGTGACGCTATTAAAGTTAGCAACCTTGCGAAACTATTTGATGTCACCGCAGCGACTCCTGTTGGTGGTGATAATTGGATTGACACATACGCCGACGCTATTGAGTCCAAGTTTGATGAGTATGTCAAAACAGCCACATTAGGTCAAGACTTCCTACAAACCAACGGTGGCTCCACCATGACAGGCAACTTAAACATGGGGAGCCAAGATATTGTTAGCGTTGGAAACGTTGACGGAGTCGATGTATCACAATTAAAAAATGATTTTGATAGTCATACTCATACCGAGTCCGATATTACAGATTTAGATAAATATACCGAACAACAAGTGGACGATTTACTTGACGATAAAGTAGATAAAACCACTAAAATTGCAGGGTTAGACTTAACCGATGACATTACAGTCAATGAACTTAAAACCCAAATAGGCAACGCCACCGAGTCGTTAGACGGATTGTTATCATCGACCGATAAAGCAACCATTAACACATTGACTCAACTACTCACCGACGATGATGAAAACAACGTAGTCGATACCCTTCAAGAGATATTAAATGTGTTTTCTCAATACCCAGAAGGCACTGACCTTGTCACTGCACTCGCAGGCAAAGTTGATAACGCTGACGTAGGCAACCGCACATATACCGAACAAAACTATGTCAGCAACGATGAAAGCGTCACCACAAGTATCGACGCACTCGATCAACAACTTAAAGATGTCGCCGATGACTTAACACCCAACGCCGAACAAAACGTGCAAAGTGATTGGGACGAAGCCGATAGCAACGATGACGCATTTATACTTAATAAACCTAATATATATACACAAGGGGAAACCGACGATTTACTTGATGACAAAGCAGAAGCGGTTCACACGCACAATATTTCTGATGTCACAGGCTTGCAAGATGAGTTAGATGACAAAGAGGACGCGTTTAATAAAAACACCGCATTTAATAAAGATTTTGGAAACACAGCGGGAAC